CTTTTTAGATTTATCGAGTTCCTTTTCTTCCTGTAAATGTTTGTTATTGATAGACATATAATAACCTAATATTTAGTTGTTTTGATTTATTTATATAATTTGATTTTTTCAAATGTTTTTTAGATACTTTTAATGAAAGATTCAAAAATTTCTAGTTGTTTGCTCATAGTAAGACCAACTACTGTTTTTGATTCCTTTTCAATTTTCCTTTTAGTTTCTTCTAATTTTTGAACTAATAGTCCATTGTGAAATTCAAAATCAACACCTTCCATAATACCTTGAACAAAAGCGCTAGGCGCCGATGGATCAGAAACAATATCAGCAGCTGTTGCTAATATAAAATCGGATTGGACAATTTTTTTCCCTTGCGATTCTTTTAATGTACCTAAACCTCTAGAAGAAACACCAAGCAAAGCACCTTCATCCATAAGATTCTTTACAATTTTTCCCATAGGTGTGTCAAGTATTTTGGCTTTACCTACATAATCATTTCCCTCTTTGACCAATTCCTTAATCATGTGAGAAACCCTATCTAAATTAATAGAAGGACCTGAAGGATGGTCAAGTTCACCGAACGCTCTATTTTTACCTATATAGGCTTCTGTGTAGGTTTTAACACCTTTTTCCATTACTTCTGATGGATAGATTCTTCCGTTTCTATTTGTAATTTCAGCCTGAAGAAAAACCCCCTTTATGTAATAGTCCTTCTTAGCATCACCTTCAATAATGAATTCTACAGATTCATTTACTTCCGACATTAATTTCATCAGTCAAACCCCAGCATTTTACGTTTTCTAAGTGTTTTTTTCCTTTTTCTACCTGATCTGTTTAATTTGGCCTTTCTTTTTCTAGCACCTCTTTTCTGAGAAAGGGCTCTTACTCTACGCTCGGTAGACTTCATAAATTCAGCTTTGCCTTTTCTAATCTTGAACTTTTTATCTGTACTAACTACCTTACGGCGCTGAACTTTACCGCCACGAATTCTGTTGGTACGCTTCCAACGTGCTTCGTTTAATTCAAGAAATTGTGAGACCGAAAGCATTATTCTTCAGTATTATCAGAAAAAGCAACAGCACGATAATCAGCAACATATTCAGCTGCTCTTTTAGTAATTTTATTATTGAGCTCTTGTGTAAATTCGGAAATTTCATCCGTTTTTAATAAATCAATCATTTCATTGGTATTCATGTATATCCTTCAATTGTTTTTATTTATATTAATTAAAAATCTATCAGATTTGGTTTTCTTCATCTTCTAAGAAATTATCTAAGTCCATATCAAGCAACCTATCATTACTATAGGAACTTTGTTCTTCTTTTAGATTAAACTTGGTATTTTCTTCGAAATTATCTTGAGTTCCTATGCCATCTTTTTCTTCAGTCTTCATTTCGTTTTTCATCTTCTCAATTTCTAAATCATCTAAACGTAGTATATTTTTATATATCCAGTTTTTTGAAAAATATAAACCAACATATTGGTTTATATCTCCCAGCATGCTAAGACGTTCCTTTAATACTTCATTTTTCTTTAATTCACTAAAGTTATTATCAAGTTCAAACTCATACCTGATGCTATTTCTAAGTTCTTTCCAATCATCCTTCGACAGAATCCCTTTGAGAACTAGTTGGGTCATTAGAAAATCGTCGAATAAGCTAACAAACTTATTTCTCAGGCGATTAACAAACCTATTAAATTTAGTTTCGTCTCGTGTTATTTCAGTAGCACTACCTAAGGAAAATGATGAGTCTGATTCTAATCTAGAAACGGGTACATGAAGGGATTTATATAATTTCTTTTGGAAATATTTAACATCTTCTAATTCTCCTAAATTAGCCCCAGATGGTAACGTTTGTACTTCTGTTCCCTTACCGCCTTCACGTCTAGGCATCCAGTAATCTTCTAGCATGCTCATGTGTCTTTTCTCGTCCTTCAATTCCCCAGTAGAAGAATCATAGACCAGTTTAGATTTATATCTAGACATTAACTGATTTAAGTATTGTTCCGCTTTTGCCTTTGGTAAATTACCAACATCAACATAAAAAATTCTTCTTTCTGGCGCTCTTGCTATTCGATATATAACAACAGAATCTTCTAACATCTTTAATTGATTCAGTGGCTTAATAGCTTTATGTAGGTACGAATAAACAAGTCTATTATCAATAGATCTTAGACCTGAAGTTACATGGGTTATTGAATCAACAGACATTTTTAAAAGTTTATCAGCACCACCCGATTTAACTTGATTTGATGATTTATCTGATACTAGACCTGATGGGTTATATAGAAAATATTCGGAAATGTCTGTAATTATTTCAGCACCATTATCTCCTTTGCCTTTTGTTACTTCACGAACTTTCTTTATTTTTCTAGGATCTATTAATGTAAATGAAGTTATACCTTTTTTTGGATTGGTAGTATCTATTTTTTTCTCATAATATAACCTACCATCTACATACCATTGTCGGAACATATCGTAGGCATTAAAGTTAAATCCTATCATATTCACGATATTTTCAAACTCTTCCGCAATTTTTTTCTTTATAGCATCAGAGGCTTTTACATCATCTACATTTATATCAATTATTTTTGTTCCCTGGTCAAAACTTATCGCTTCATTGACAATCTCATCTATTGCTACCTCACATTCTGGTTCTTGTGCTATTTGTCTATACCTTGTTACTAGCGCTATTTCGTCTCTTTGACTATCAAGACCTTGTGATATGTCATAGTAGGAACCTTGGACACCGCCACCTACTATGTTCATAGCACCATCATCAAATTCTTTTTCTATAAAGGACCTTTGATTTTTTATCTCATCCTTTTCCTTTTTTGATGACTTTATCGTAAAACCGAATAAACTTGCCATATATTAATATCTCTTTAATTGTGTTTTATTACGTATATTTATACAAGTTAATCTAAACTAAAAAATCCAAGAATAAATCTTGGATTCTATAGTTAGAACTGAAATTACGTAGTCGTGTTTGAAGTCCAGTAATCGAGTGAGAATGTAACATCAAACAACTCAACCTGAGAATTTGATTCCCAATCAACCGGTATTTCTGCTATATTTGTAGGAAATACATTAATCATAGAGTATGATTTTATAACATCTCCAGATTTGCTGTACTGTTCTATAACGGCATCAGCTACGTATGAAGCTGGATTAGAATCTGCAGCCCCACGTTTTGATCCGCCTGCTGAGTGTCTAGCAATACCATCTGACCATCGCTCAAAAGCATCTCTAATTAGAAAGTCTTCATCGTTAATGATGCTTACCGTCCAATCTTCGAATGTTCTGTCACCTGCAAATTTAACCTGACGCCCAAAATATGGAACTATTAAAGGTTCAATAACAGATGAAGGTAATGAAGTTGCTTTACATAAGAAACTCATTTTTTCCGTAGGGAAATTTACATATCCTGGGGCTGGCAACGTAACCTTAAAAAGATTGGGACGAGCACCTCCGCCAGGCATTTGCGATCTAAACGCACTAATATCAAAAGCCATATTATTTACTCCTTTTTATTTTTAAGTTATGCGCCAACAATTTCAGAAAATTCAACGCCATTACGAACAGCAACAAAATTCAAATTAATGAAATTTATCGAACGGTTTGGCTTGACGTAAATATCTCCAACAAAACTGTTAGTGTCTATTACTTGTGGTGTGTTATTTGTGCTGTCACAAACAACCGAAAAATCAGTTACACCTCTTCTACCTTGAACCTCTCTTAGGAATGGTTCAACTGAATTTCTAAATTGGGCTCTAGTAAATTCGTCGTTAAATTCAAATAATAAGAATTTAGCCGCAGTAGAAATTGCTTTTTGTAAAACAATAAACAGTCTACGAACATTAATTCTATCGAATGCTGATGGTTTACTTTGAAGAGTTTTATCTCCATAAAGTATTGTACCTTGACCAGGAAATGAAACCACAGGATTAATTCCAACCTTATAAATAAGATCTCTTTCTGCTTGTTTCGGGTTCCATGCTAAACGTATTGAATTTAAAATACCGCCACGAGTAAATCCAGCAGGAGAATACCAAGCATCTTGAGTAGCATCTGTTCGTACAACAAGACCAGCAATATCAGCATTAAGTGGAACCCATACGTTAGTATCGTTATACTTATCGTACATTAGTTTCCAACCTGAATCCATTACTGCATAAGAAGTATCTCTTGATACCAAGGTCTTAAATGCAAGTACATTAGTTATAGAATCAGCCCCAGCATTTACAACATCTGCTATTCTAGGAGATACGAATGCCATACAATCTTTACGAGCAACAGCAGTATCAATAACTTTTTGAGCTAATACTTCATCTCCAGCGCCTGCAAATATCAAAGAGACATCGACATCTGTCGGCGATAAGAAAAGGTCATACCCTGCAGTTTTAGGTGCGGCTGAGTTTCCAGAAACACCACCCGTAAGGTTTGTCTCAGCAGAATCGGTAAGTGAAGCAAATGCAATTCCTGAAGCAGCTGTTCCCCAATTTGTTCCGTCTGAATGATGGTCGCCAAACCATAAATATCTAGACTGACTGTTTACTACATTTTTGTAATAATTGTTAGCACCAGAAGAACTTTTAGCATCAGAAGCTTTAGACAAACCTTCAAATACTTCTAGAACTGTTCCTGCAGTTCCTGAAATTGCACCAGCAGCATCTATAACTGCAACATGAATTTCATCATTGGACCCGCCACGTTCTGCTACATAGTCAGAAGTACCAGGTGTTGCTTGGAATAAAGAACTATATGTTGCGGTACCAAAATATGTTGCCGCTGCATAAGCAGCAGTATTACCTGCTAGGGAATCAATAGCAACAACTCTAAGTGAATTACCTAGAACTCCTGGATACTTTGCTAACCATTCGTCTGTTAATGTTAATGTGTCGTAATTATCTCTGTTTTTTACTAGAACAGCAGCACCACTTGTGGTAGCATTAATTGCTGTACTATTTGCTGCACGTACTACAAAAAGTGCATTACCGTAGGCCAAGAAACTACTTGCAGTTAAAAAATCCACTGCTGTATCGCTTTTTGGCTCACCAAATCGAGCTTCAAGAGTTTTTTCTGAATCAACTAGTACACGTTCCTCTAAAGGTCCCCACTCAAAAGCGCCAACAAAGGCACCTGTAGTAGACGATACCGCAGGTATTACGTTCGTTAAGTCGACTTCTGAAACATTAACTCCAGGACTAACTAAAAATCCCATGTGCTTCTCCGTTTTTTTGTTTTAATTATAATAAGTTTGTTCTTTTATATATGAACATATTATCCTTTTGATTTATTTATAAAAATTAGGTTCTGCATAAATCTACCAATTATTCAAACTTAGTTCCCATTTTTTATTTGGCGTCCAGTGGTCACCATCGGCTGAAACGAAACTTTCATCTTCTTCTACTACATCAATGAAACCAAAAAACATGGAATCTTCATTTCTACCATCAGCATCCGATGTTTCTTCCTTAAGTTCTTCTTGAATTTCCTTTCTAATATTTATATCAGTCAATTCTCTTAAATACCTTTGGTCAATCATCCATCCAAAAATAACTAGACATATAGCATAATCATCGTGCTTTCCTTCGTCGGCGGCATAAGAACCGCCGGAATGGACAAAGGTAGTTAATTCTTCTAATATATTAAAATCATTTATAATAAGTTTATCTTGTTCAATTAACATTTTTAAATTAGAACAACCTAATTTTTTTACTGGTTGTGTCATTCTAAGACCGTTTGCTGAATTTTTAGCAAAACCACCTGATATTGTTTGGCCTACTCTTCCCATATAAGCAATACTTAAAATATTATCATAGCCTAAGTCGTTTTTTATAATATCAGCAACTTGCGCCCCAATGTCATTTATTTCCACCAACATACTGGCTTTATTGTAATAAATGGCTGCATTTCTAACGAATGTAGTAAAATGAATGGGTTGAATCAGATTATTTCTATATAATGCCACAACTCTGTACGGGGTTTCTGAAATGTCAATAATTACAAACGCAGAATAGTCACCGCCAACACCACGAGAAGTGTCTACCATCATAACATACTTATTACCGAGTTTTGGTTTTTCGTAAATCGTTACATCATTTTGAACCAGTAATGGTTCTACATATCTCAGTGTGTTTAATTTAGAACCAGATATAAGTGTATTACTTGAACCAAGAAATTTTCCTTCAAATTCTTGGTTCCATGCAGTTTGTCCTATATTTCTTATTTGTTGTTTTTTCCATGTTAAATCTCGGCCAGGTACTTCATTCCAGTTTATGTCTATGTTGGCATAGTCTGATCTTTCGTCAACAGAATCCATCCAGCTTTTATAGAAATGATTCATACCGTTAGGTGTTGATACTATAATAACTTTGGATTTTTTACCTGATGAGATGGTTGGATATACAGATCTCATAAAATCTTCTGCTATGTTTGTGGGAACAAAAGCAAACTCATCTAGTATAAGGTGGGTATAAGAACTACCACGAACCGCAGATGATGTAGTGGAAGATGCAATAACTTTAGAGCCATTTTCTAATTCAATTGAACCTTTATTCCATTCGGTAACTCCTTGTTGCATCCAAAGAGGTAAATTCTCGTAGGGATTTTTTATACGTTCCAGAATTTCACGGGCAAGAGAACCCTTATTAGCAAGTATGGCCACATTTTTTAACTCATGAAACAAAATTACCCACAAAACATAGGCTGCTACAGTAGTAGTTTTACCTGATTGCCTTGGTAACTTACATATAGTATACCTGTTTTCGGCAAAGGTCTTAACCATTTTTCGCTGATATGGGTACATATCGAAAGGTACTAGTCCTTCATCTATATTTATAATTTTTACATAATTTTTAGTAAAATATATAGGGTCCATAGAACATTTCTTGTACTCAATGATTTGTTCTTTTGTGAATGGTATATTTACATTGGCTCTTTTTAATTTTGGGTTACCTAAATAATGCTGAACTTGATAGTTTAAATCTACTGCCATTTTTATTTATCCAATTTTTTCATTTCTTGGGTGTTGAAAAATTCCTGAAGTTCTTTTGTCGAGCCAACAAAGATGTTATTATTTACATTATGTGTTTCAGATGTTTTAGCAGAGGAAGAACCACCTAGGCTCTCGTTTTTTAGTTGTTTTGTTTTCTTTTGTATGTCTAATAAATCTTTTGTTGAGTCATTTATGGTCTTCATCATTAATGCCATTACTTCATACATTCTAGGATGTTCAGTCTCGTCAGACAATTCAATCATTTTAGCAAGGGCATTTGAGCCTTTAGTAATAACGCTGCGTAAGTTATCTCTAGCAAAGACATAATCTTCATCAATCTCAATTTCTCTTAATTCTGCGGATGATTTATTGATCTCGTCTATAATTTCTACATCTTTGGTCGACATTATATCTAGTGCATTTTCAATTTTTTTTCCTATTATAGCCATTATAGTATTATTTCGTTAAAGCCAAATTCATCTTCTGTTAGTTCTGTACTTGTGCTTATTTCATTATTAATAACAGAACCACTACCTATATTTGTGGTATTTTTTTCTATAGGTTTGGCAATTTTAGTAGGGCCAACAAAATAGCCTTTT